GATGTTGTGTTCCTATTAGACATCGTATCAACAGACATATCTTCCATCATGCTGTCCATAGCATATTTCATTATTACTGCTGCGCCTATGCCTATCGCAATAGCTGCCGCACCAAAACCTATTATTACTGATGCTGTTGCTGTAGTCGCAACCGCGACAATCGCTGATACTGCCATTTAATCACCAATGTATTTCGAATATAAACGCTCAATCAAATTATAACCCATTTTTACCATGAGCTTGTCGAATGGCGTATGTACTTTTGTGTTTATGTTAATAAGTGAAACGCCAGACTTTTTTAAATAATCTTCTGCGACCTTTATAAGTTTGTACCCGGTCATCCCGGTCCGGTGTTCCGGGTGTACATATATAACATCGCAATTTGCAAATTTATGATCTTTGTAGTGCAGCGATGTGCCTACAATGACTGCAAAATATCCGACTAGGTTGCCGTCTTTTCTTGCTGTGAATATCTTTAGCCTGCCCTCATCGCACAGTTTTTCTGCTTGTTCCCAGTCAGGATTTAGTTTAATTTTATCTTTATTAAGCGCGATTTGCTCCCAGTGCATTTCTAGCAATGGCTGCACTTCGTCTTTTACTTCTGCGACCTTTTCGATTGAGAATAGCATTTCATGTTTTACCCCATGTTAGTTGGCGATTTGCTATTGCTGTCTGCAAGTTAAAGCCCAAATCCCCGGAATGCTTTGTTTGCTGATCATTGTGCGTGTATCTACCAGTTGATGATTTTTGCAATCTTATCAGCTTGTGTTCTGCTGTCGCCTGTAGTTGCACATCTTTCCCTGACATCGTGTAGCTCATCTGGTCAAGAAAACCATCAAAAAACATAAACGGATCACCAATAACTGCACCGTTATCGTCCTGCGCTCCAAGATATATTTTTATTTCATTGCCTTGATAGTCTCTGTCCCGGGTTATCAAAATAAATTCATTAGTTGTTCGCAGGTTTATTGTGCATCCTTTTGCCGCTAAGTCTTGGTTTTCTGTAACTGTGCCAATTGATAAAAGGTCGCCCATGCCTGTGTAAGTTTCATTTGTGAATAATGTTAAATCACCGATGCCGGTCCACATATAGTTTAAAACATCATGATTTGTCGCGTTAGGCAGTTTAACTTTTACTGCAAAAAAAGGGCGCACTGCGCTTGATTGAAAATTAGCCTTTAAGTTTGTATCTAAAGTTCTAGCCATTAGACCGCCTCAACGCAAGAAAAGTTAAAGCTATATTGTCCTGATCTTTCTATATCGTATTCAATTTCTGGCTTTGATAATCGCCAAGTTCCAGACGGTTTGTTTACTGTTACCGCAGCATTGTCCGCCACCGCTTCCCTTAGCCCTGGGACTATATTAATTGAAGTATTAGCATTTTTTGGTATTTCATTTAGCGTCATATGTAAATGACCACCGATTTCGATGTGATGGCCGGCTGGAACGGCTGCGCCTGTGTTCGCGCTTGTAACTGCTAGCGTAGTATCGCCTGCTAATTGTGCGCCATTAATTGTTACATTTGTTGATGCGCTGTGAGTCATTAAAGGATTGCCAAGATAAAAAGTACCGGCTACACCGTTAAGCCCAGTTAAAAATGCATCAAATTGCAGGGCTTCTGTATGCGATAATAAACGTATTGTTACTTCTGCTTCCCATATTCTGCCGCCAAAGTCCTGCGTCTGCTGTTGGAATGTAAAAGGCGAGGTCATTGTCACTGTGCTAGTTTTAAGTCTAATCGACATTTTTTCTATTAGTGTTTGACCGTTTATTGTTGGAAATGCTGCAGGCATATTATCGTCCTAGTAATTGTCTTGAGTAATTGCCGCCGCGCATTCTTTGCTGTGCTACCGCGCTTGATGTTGCTTCTGCAATTTGTGGCATCAAGTTAGCAATCTCAGCCCGGACGGTTGATTCCACCCCGGTTGATATATTTAAAGTTTGGTTAACAACAACAGTTGGCTCGCCGCCGATTGTCTGACCTTTTGTATGGTCTATAACTGTTTCGTTAGGGTGCAAAATAGCCGGAAATCCACCCTTTCCATCAACACCGCCTGATCTTGATCCTGTCCCGGTAAAACCACCACCGTCATAGCTTTTTACTGCGGTTGCTGCAATTAGCGCAGCGTTGGTATAGCCAAGCGATGTTACTAAACTTGCCATCGCCATGCCTTTTGCTTGCCATGCTATTACTGCCCCCGGTCCACCTAAAGCAACCATTGGTAGCGCTGCTGCATATCCTGCTAGCGTTGCTGCTCCTGCAGTTTGTGCATTTATAATTGCTTGCGCGACTGCTATGCCTTTTGAAATTAAAAACAACGCTTTGTGTTCTTTTGATCCATGCTCCGTAACACTCATCAGGGTTTGTATTATTTGCTGTCCGCCAGATGCGACTGCTGATAACGCACTGCGTGTTGTTGTCACCATCGCGCTTGTTGCGTTTTGTACGGCTTCGTTAAATTTTGCACCCATTTCAGTAACAGCATCTACTGTTGGGGTGGTAAATCCCTCAGTCATACCAACTGATGCTTCTTCCATAGCTACGATCATTTCATTTAAAACCTCAGCTAGCCCCTCTGGGTTTAAAATGTTACGCCATTCTTTAGGCTCACCTGCGAGCATATCTTCCTCTGCAATATGCGCCCTGTACATCAAATCTTCTATATGTTCAGTAACAGCTTCTAGTTCGCCAGGTACGCCTGCAATTTTTGCAAAGAATTTTTGCTTAAATGACAGTCCTTCGCCTTTTCGCAGAGTATGATATATGTCTGTAAATTTATGAGTTTCTCTTGTTAGATGTGCTAAGTCTGCAGCCGCGCTTTGCGCTTTTAATGCATTAAGTCTATTTTGCAGCGTGTTAATTCCGCGCCCTATAAAATTCACAAAATCTGCGAAACCAACAATTGCGCCGCGTATTGCTTTTAAGATACTAATTCCGAGGCTTCTAGCAAACTCTTGTACGCTTCCGTTTGCTTCTTTTATTCTTTCTAGTAGCTTGTCTTTTATAATTGTTGCAAATGTTGTTATTGCTGGTGATAATTGCGCCGCGACCTGTCTTGTTACACCGCCAAATAAAGACTTTAGTCTTGTTATCGCATCTTCTGCTTTTGATGTTTTGTTTGCTAGACCTTGATCCATTGTAATACCGAGCAAGTCTGCCTCGAGCATCATTTCTTCTATAGCTTCGCGTCCTGCGTCTAGGGTAGTTACTAGCTGTGCGCCCTCTGAGTCAAATAGCTTAAATGCAAGGGCTAGCTTTTGTGGTTTATCTGTAACTTTTTCGAATGCGTCAGCAAGTACAAGCATTCGCTCGCTTAATGGCAGTCGCACCAATTCTTGAGCGTCTACGCCCAGTCGTTTTAATGCGTTTTTAGCTTCGCCTGTTCCTGCAGCGGCTTCTGCTGCTCGCCGGGTGAAGCGCTGTAAAGCCATATCGAGGTTGTTTTGTGCTACCCCGGTTAGTTCTGCTGCGTATCTTAATCGACTTAATTCTTCCGTTGTTGTGCCGATTTTGCCTGCGGTTTTATTTAGCCGGTCAGTTGTTCTGATGCTACTTCGTATAATTATGCCAAATGCAGTAGCCGCTATCGTTCCTAAAAGCAAAAACTTTTTAGAAAGATTGACAAGCCCACCCAGTATGTTTTGCGCCATACTGATGCCTGCTCTTGTAATGTTTCCGAGGACTTTTTTAAATCCTGCGCCTGCTGCTCCAACTTTAGCAAATCGCTTATTGATCGAGCCTAGCGCCGGGGATAACTTGTCTATCGCTTTTAGTACAAACTTCACTTATTCTTTTCCTCGCTTTCTTTTAGTAAAGTAAAAAAAGCCATCCATTCGTTAAAATCTGAAATAGTCATAGCTTCAGCTTCTGCAATAGTAATTTGAAGCCGATACGCAATAGATACGAGGCAGTATCTAAAGGTATCGGTTTTTAGTTTTTTAGCGCTTTTTCCTCTGGTACAATGTCATTAAACATTTCGTTAGCAATGTCTGCTATAACATCGGTCTGTTCGCCCATCAAATCTGCGCGATCATCTGCAGATGTAAATAGCTTATTGCCATCTTCATCTAGCGCTTTCATTACAATCAAATCAACCATAGCGGTGATGGTGGTGTTGGTCATGAAGTCTTTGTGCTTTTTCTGTAGCATGCTGATGTCGTAGCAAGTCAGCGGTCTACAGTACAAACGAAAAGCGCCATTTTCATCGCCCCATGCATCAACTTCTACCATCTTTGTTTCAACTTTTCGGCGGCTTCTTAACTCTCTAGCTAGTCCCATAGTTTATCCCCTGTTTGCTTATGAATTATCAGCTGGTGTAATAGCGCCGCTTACGGTTAGTGAGAAGCTAGCCTCTACCATTCCGTCTGCTGCTGCTGAGATAGACTTGCTAGCGACAATGCCTTGACCATGATAGTATTCTTCGCCTGTGCCTGTGCCTGTAGGATGCACCTCGAAGAAAATTGTTGTTCCTGGGTCTAGCAAGATTTGCACTGGATCAGCTTCGTCCCAGTACGCTTCAACGCTTACAGTATGACCTTTTAACCCACTTATGTATGTGCGATCTGCATTTCCAAGCACTGTAGTTTCTAAAGTATCACTTGTGCTTTCGATGCTGAAGTTTCTAGTTTGTCCAACAGCTGCCTCACTGCCATCTGCTGTATGCATTTTGATCACGCCTGTGTTTCCGCTTTTTACTGCCATTTTTACTTACCTCTATTATCTATAAAGTTCCGCGTGTATATTGGTATGTGACACGCGCTGTTATAATTACGCCACCGATCGGCTCAACCGATCCCTCATCTGTTTCTATGCTTATTATCTGCGTATCGATCGCGTTGCTGTCCTGCAATCTATCCGCGTCTAATTTTTCCTCGACCGCCTCGATAATTTTGTTTCTCAAAGTGTCGATTTTATCGCCTTTGACATAACATACAAGCTGGTAGTTGATTGTCGACATTCTGCTTGATATTGTGCCGCCTACAGTTGAGTCGCTCCGATCTTCATCTGCTGTACGCACAAGTATAGCAGGAAATTGTGCATTTGATAGCTTTTCAAAATCAAACGGTTCACGAGTTACAAATTTAACCCGGATCGGATTGGTTATTTGCCGTAAGTTGGCTTCGATGTTTTCTGCTATCTTTTCTCTAATGCTCATTTAAGGTTTCTCTCAAATACTTTTTTAATCTTAGCCAGTTCGCGCTTGTTAAATCCAAAGAACGGACGCGTCTTGTTGTTCTTTGCAGCTTTTTGCGCTTCTTCTTTCCTGCTGAAGTATATTTCACCCTGCTTGCTATTAGACCGGACTTGCATTGCGCTGCGCATCTGCTTTGTAAACTGTAGGTCTGGCTTTGTGCCTCTGCCTTTATCTTTTCTGTACTCTTTGTATTCTTTTGAATACGGTTTAAACGATCCGCCTTTGTAGCTAGTGCTGGTATCCATGTGTTCTTCGATAATGTCGCGCCCATGTGAAACGGCACGCAAAAGCGCACGCTTCAGTATTTTGTTTCTGTCGCTTTTGTTTTTACCAAACTTTACCCGGGCTTGTCGCTTGTCTACTTCATAAGTCAGCATTATCTTATTAGCCTGCCATGATGGATTGCTTTCTTTTCTTCGTCAGTGACTGTGTTGTCTGCATCTTCGTCATACTCAACACCGTCTCGAAGAATTGCCTCAAATTCCTCACCGTAGCGTGCTTTATAAAAGTCGATCATTTTTAAAAAGCGATCATCTTCCACCCAGTTTGTTAGCTGTGGAAGTGCGTATTTCCAAAGCACCAAGTATGACGCTGCGTCTGTAAATTGGGTTTCAGTCAGCTTGCTAAAGTCCATCTCACCCTTGATGCCTTTTTTATTCCACCAGTGAATTCTTAGTTCGCGCCTGATGTGCGTTCGCGCTTTTGTATGCTCTTGAGCAAATGACTCTATTCCCATCTGCAGGATATCTGGTACAAAAGTTACGAGGTTGCTGTCTGTACTCATTGCCATGTTTTCACCATTTTACCTTGTCTGCCCAATAAGCCCCGGACATTTTGCCTTTGGCTATGTTCTTCGCGTGTCTTGCTTTGAAAGACTTACGCTTTGCTTTATCTGCCTCGGTTTCATTTTTTCTAGGCGGTTTTGTTTTTGCGCCTTGCTGGCCGAAACGGATTAGCTTTATCTTGTCTCCCTCTTTAGCTAATACGGCATGAGATTTAGTCTTATGACCAGATGTTCGTTTTGGCTTGTTGTAGCCGCTGAACCTTTCACCTCTATATGTAATCGCCATATTAACCTCAGAAAAAAAGATTCCCCCCACCGAAGCAGGGGGTTTCATATTACTAACTACTAGTTGGTTTTTCCGCGTACTTCTACACCGAAACCATCTTCTAGTTCTGCAACACCATAGTAAGCAGTCGCCACTAACTCACTTGCTCTAGCAGAAGCATCGCGTTGTTCTTCAATAGTGAAGTCACGCTTGAGTGCCATTGCTAGTGCTTCTGGAGCAAATACTGCACCTTTAGCAATGTTAGTGCTAATAGCTACGCCTGAATGCTCGTATACGTTACAACCTGCAATGCTACCGATAAAGCCTCGAACCATAGCTTCGTTTGCAACATCGTTGCTAAATGCATTACTGCCAGTAAGTGCTGACTTTAAGTGGAATGCCTGCAATGGGTTTAAAACGCAAGCCAATTCACCTGTGTAAGCATTGTTGCGGATTTTTGCAACAGCTTCAAAGATAGTAGCAGGTGAGATAGCAACAGCATCGCCGCCAACTTCTTGTGAGAAATTATCAAACTGAGCAATAAGGTCAGCATCGATTTTCTTAGCAATAGCGTTACCAAGTACAGTACCAACTTCTGCCGCTACGTTCCCTTGACCGCCCATAGTAGAAAAGTCAGAAAGTAGAACAGATGCGCCAACAGTTTTGATCGCTACGTCAGTTGATGTAGTTTGCAAAGCTGATGCAGTTAAGTCTGTTTCTTCTGCAATGTCAGCAGCAGTAACAGTTCCATATTTAGGTATCTGGATTGTAGTTCCAGAAATGTTAGCGATGTCATAAGTCTTAACAAGACCCGCCATCAATGAGCCTTCTTCAGCTGTAAATCGTGCTTGCGCTACGATGTTGCTGAATAGGTTGCTCATGTTTTCAGTAGTAGAACCACCAGAAGTTACTGATTTTGAAATTGTAATAGCCATAATAAAAAGTCCTTAAAATAGGGTAAATATAATTAGGTTTTCCCTTTCATCGCAGCGTACATTTGTTTACCGCCTTGACTCCAGTTCTCAACCATCCAATCCACCGACTTTTCGGGCTTCGATGTACTCCCACCTGCATTTCCTACTGTTCCGGCTCCACCTGGGGATGCTTTCACAAAGTGTGGATTAGCAGTTAAAAATTCACCCACCATTTCGTCTACTGTTAGCAGTTCGCCTTTATCGTTGTATCTTGGCGTTCCGTTACTGTCTACGATTTCAACATTACCATCAGCGTTTAGCCGGGTGTTGCTTTTTAATAGTTGGGTTACCTGAGTTGAGTCTACAGCGTTGTTTCGACTAGCAGACGCTACTAACGCGCCATCAATTAATGTTTCTTGCAGTCTTGTTTTATAGCTGTTTATCTCATTCTCTTTTTTCTCGACTGTCTGCTTCAGGATAGCATCAAATTCACCGCGCTGTTTTTTTGCCTCGAGTTCCGCCTGTTCGCGCTGCTCTATTAAATCCCTAGCTTCATCTAGGTTTATTCCGTTGAGCTTTTTATCAAACTTGCGATTTTCTCTAGCAATTCTATCAGCTACGATTCTATCTAGTTCTTCCTGACTGAAAGTCTTACCCTGAGTTTCTACTGCCGCTGTCTCAGTTTCAGCTTTGTCTACGGTTTCCATGATTTCATCGCTCATGTGACGCACCTCTTGAAAGAGTAATTAGTGAATTAAAAGTTTAACATATTATTTCTTTGTCTTGCGTTTTTTCTTTTTAGGTCGTCCGACCTTGCTTCCGTATGTTCCTTTTCCACTTGGCATAGCTTAATCCTCGAATACCGGTCTCCAAACATGACCGCAGTTATATCCACCTCGCACCTTGAACGGATCGCCCTCTTGCTTTCCGTTCCAGTCGCCAGACCATATTTTCTCGATTTCTTCGATTGTATAAACTTTGTTTTGGTGTTCTTTGCAATGATCCCTGCTACCCCGGACCAGCGATCCTACATATTTCCATGCTGTTGCGCCTGCTTCTTTGCCAACTGCCACGTTAATAGTAGCGTCAAACTGCATCAGCGTATCGTGTATTTGCTGGTTCGCGTATCTAGCCATTCGACCACCAATTGATGCTTTTGCTGCGTCTACTGCTGCTGAAAAGTTAGCGCCTGTCAGCGTGCTTTCGTATAGCGTTTTTGATACAACATCTAGGTATTCTGTTGCTACATCCTCAAAGCCTTTATAACTAAACTCTTGAAGTCGAGTTACAACCTGGGGATCGAGCCGGGCTACGTTGCCGTAGTTATCTAGCATATCGTATGCATCTGTTTCTAAGACCCGGAAGTCGCGTATCATTTCGTCAACCGCTTTTAGGTATTCTTCCTGTATCATCGGTCTTAATTCAGCCCGGGACTTGATCGCCCACTCAAGATCGAACAGTTGCTCATCGTTCAGTGGCGCTGTCGCTATGTAGTCTGCGACCTTTTTCTCTAATGTCGCCAATGCCACCGCCAGTCTAGCTTGATGCTTTTCTATGGTAGCTTCGACAAACATCACATGATCGTTATCAGCCGCCATCGACTATTGGCTCATCAAAGTTGCCGAGTCGTTCTGTTCCTGCTTCTATTTCTTGATGCGCTTTGACTAGCAGTTCGTCATCAAGTATTAAGTCTGCGATGCGCTTATCAATTTCTTTATTAAGCGTTGTGCTGCCTACGCCTGTTGCTCTCATTTGCTGCAAGAATACAAGCTCTTTATCGTAGTCGCGTAAATCGAAAGAGTCAGGATAAAACACTTCTACATCGTTTGTGATTTGTTGCCATTGGCAGAATAAGTCGAATAGCTGTTCTTCTGCTAATTCTAGAATGTCTGCCTTTTCTGATAGTTTGGCGTTTAGCATTTGAAATTCTGTCTGCATTGCTACGCCTGACTGAGTCATTGCCTCAGTGCCTCGAACCGCACCCATGTGCGCCATTCTGTTTATCGCTTCTACTTTGTCAGATATTGAGTTGCGTACCGCATCTAAGTTTTGACCTGATGGTTGCATCTGGTATGGCTTTAGCTGTCCATCCATATCATCTGGCAAATTGATAACCGCCCCTGCGCCTGCTGTTGCATCTGTTTCAAATGTTTTAACAAGAGTCGGATGGTTGCTTATTCTGATTAGCTGTTCGACTTCGCTCAATTCTTGATAGATTGCGCGTTGCATATATGCCACATCGCAAATGTCAGATAAGCCTACGCCACGCAACTGCGAGCTGTTAGCCGGTAAAAACACAGCCGGGATTTTGCCAAGCGAGTTAAGTACTGTTCCTATTTTTTGTTCTGATGTATGCGTTGATTTCCATGTTTCTATTTTATCTTCGTACCAAACCTTGTAGTAACTTTCATGCTCAATTTCATTAATTCTATCTACTGATTCACGCAGTTTTAAATAAACTAGTTTAAATCGACCGCTTGCAGTTCGCTCCCATCGCCAGTCTAGTACATTTTCAGGCGTGAACATTGTCATATACGGTCTTATTTCTTGTTCTAATTCTTCAGCCCGGGTGCTTGCGTTCGACTCTGGCTTATCAATTAAAAGCCATACATGACCGTAAACGCTAGCCCAAACTTGCGCCTGTCTCATAAAGCTATCAAAGCTGCGACCCTCGAGGTCTGCGTCTTTTAAAAATGGTGCTAACGACTGATCTTCCGCTAATGAATTAAAAGCCCGCGTTGGCGGCACGCGCCACAAAAAACTTGAGTATATGTGGACAATGTTTTTGCAGTGATTGTCCATTGGAGTCAGGTCTAGCCTGCGTTCGTATTCTTTTTCATCTTCAGAAACGTATGGAGTTAAAAACTGTCCGTTCTTATAATTTTGTCCGCCCATGTAGCTTCTGGCATAAAATGTCCACTGGTTGATGTAGTCATCATACTGTGGGTGTGTGTCATCAATTGACGATTGCTTCATTATGTCCACCTAGTTGGCTGTTCTGCTGCGTACTCTTTTCGTATCGGGAACATATATTCGATCAAATAACCGACTGCGTCATTCATGTGATCGAAGCCATCTTTGTTTGGCTGCGATGTTCCCTCTTTGTATGTTTGTCTTTCAAAACTTTTTATTGTTTGCCTGCATTTTGGGCTAACAAAAAAATGACGACTACCATCGCTTGATAATAATCGACTGTTTACCGCGTTGATTCTGTCCCTGACCAATGCGTGTTGTTTCTTTACCTTAACGCTAAACCCTGCGTTTTGTAAGATCGACAAATCTGTACGACCGCCTGCGCTTGTTTTGCGCTGTCTACTGGCTGGATCAGGATAAATTATAACATGACGGTTTGGGTATCGTTGTTTTATTTCCTCTACCATTTCATCAGTGTTTGATCCGAACATAACGATTTCATCTATTGCAAATAAGTCAGCGCCTTGTCTTTGGCAAATCACCGCACTCATCGGGTCTAGGTTGAAATCCATACCTATATGCAAAGTTTTACCGTTGTCCTCTGTTTTGACTACCGATAACTCTCTGCTAAATGCATAATATATCAAACCGCTATAAGTAACAAATTGAGCGCAGTATTCTTGATTAAATGTTCGCTCATCTAAGTCTTGTTGGGCTTGCTCTATTTCTTCTTCCGGGACATTACCGCCCTCGATTGTTGTGTATTGGAAGCTCTCCCAGTTTTGTTTAGCTGGGACTGCGTCCGCCCACAAATCATAAAAGTGGTTACGACCTTTTGGTGTTCCAATAAATAACGCGCTTCCCTGTCTGTCTGATAATGAAGCCCGGATAACCTCAAACCATGCCTCTGGTCGCATATCTGCAAACTCATCTAGCACTACAAAGTCGAGCGCCCTGCCTCGAAGATTGTTTGGCTTTTCTGCGCCTTTTAACGCTATCGTTGAGCCATTAATAAGTCTAAGGGTTAGCGCTGTTTCGTTTGACTTAGTTATATATTCTTCCGGGATAGTCTGTATGAGCATATCCCATGCTATTTCTTTGCTTGCACCGTATGTGGGGCTAACGTACCAAACATTACGATTTTTACCGCCAATGGCTGCGCGCAGTATTTCTATCGTTGATAAGAATGTTTTACCAAATCGTCGCCCGGCTACCACCGTTCTAAACCGGGCATCACTGTTAAATATGTCGCTCTGCGGTCTAGTCAGTTGCATTGTGTACTGTTATGTTTAGTGGCGGTATTTCTATTGCTTCAGATTCTTGCTCTTTCCATCCACCCTGGGTCTTTAAGTAGAAGATGTTAGCACTCACGTTGCCTGCTTTTGCTAGTTGGACTAGGTTCGATCCCATGCTTGCAATCTGTTTTACTTTGCCTTTTTTATATGCGGTAGAAACCTCTGGCTGTCGTGATTCAACTTCGCGCAGGGTTTTCTCGGTTATACCGAAGTAATCAGCTACCTGGGTCTTATTAAGGACTGCAGACAATGCCTGCAATTCTACAATTTGTTCCGGGGTAAATACGACAGGCGGTCTGCCACCACCATCGCCTTGTTTGCCTTTCTTCATTCTTCAGTTGACCGTTCGCCTAGATATTTATCGTTGTACGATTTTCCGGTGCTTTCTAGTTTTGCTTCTAGCCCGGTATAGTCTTGCCATCTTCTTATAATCACATCGATGTATTTTGGATCAAGTTCCATCAAATGTGCGGTTCTGTTTAGCTTTTGCGCTGCTATCAATGTTGAGCCACCGCCACCGAAAAGATCGAGGATTATATCTTCTTCTCTACTGCTGTTGTTTATAAATTGCTGTACCAAGCCGACCGGTTTCATTGTTGGGTGT